ATACTTTAGAGATTTCTAACATTTCATCTATACCAGTGTTTTGGTAAGGTTGTTGTAAGTATATAGTTGCATCTTGTGATGCTGTATAAAATAATATCATTATAATGCTCTCCCTTTAATATCTTTCCCTGGATATTTTAATTCAAATATAGAAGGGTCTAATGATGGATAAACAATTTTGTTTTTAGTTGCTTCTACTATATTGTAAGAATATTGTGAATATATAGTTCCACTTGCATCTACCAAATTTACAATCTCAACTTTAGGAACGGATGAAACACCCGATACATTTGCGATTTCTAATTCTAATTCACTTATATTAATTGGTTGAGACATTTTCCATTTTGTAATATCAAAATAATTTGCAATTGCTTGTGTACAATTTAAAACTACTTCTCTTTTATTATAATTTGAAAATACAGTTATGTCAAAGTTAATTCCTATATTAACTACATATCCATCTATAATGTTAATCGCATCTGTCATCAATCTAAATTCTTCTAAATACGTTTTTAAATTTTGTTTAATAGTAGAATTTAATATACTTAATTTACCATTACTATCATATCCCAATAAATACAAATTAATTGCGAATGGATTACTCTCCACTGCAAACGTTTGTTTAGTTTTTAAAAATACATCCAATGCATCTATAATTTCAGTATCAGATGATTTTTGTAAGTTTTTAACTAATCCAATAAAATCTTTTTTAACCGATGGGTTTCTTAATAATTGTTGTGCGGCTCCCGTATCTATATTACCATCTTGTTCAACATACGCTTTTGCAATACTACCAAAAATTGGGTCCATTGCTAATGTTCTTACTTCGTAATCTTTTTTAGTTACTGCTCTATTTTGTGCACCAAAGTTTGCAATTGCATTTTCTCTAATTTCTTCTAATGTTTCATTACCTCTACCACCACTTGCAGCTTGTAAATTCTCAACACCTAATGAACTTCTACTTTGTTGATAAGTAGGTAAATCTATATCAGATATTGCTAATATATCTTCATTAAATGATACAAAATTTATTTGTGTCAATTCACCACTTGATACATTTGATAATAAACCACCGCCCGCTAAATAAGTAATGGTTAACGTTGTATTTGCCGGTGCTATACCATATGTGTTTGTTTTTAAAAAATTAGAAGGGTCAAATGATTCACCCATTCTATTAATGGAATTATTTAATCCCAATCCTACATTTTTTGTATTTGGTACTAATAATTCATCTGGTGTAGATGCGTTTCCACTACCGAATCTTAATTCAATATTTTGTTCATCTATTAATCTAGTTGTAAATCTTCTAGCGGTTTTTTGCAATTTCAAAAGATATTTAGGTGCTTCTGGTGTATGAGAAAGTTTAGGTTCTGCATATTCTGAATTTGGTGCTTTTATATAAACTAATTCTTGTGCCAAATATGGAACTTCATAATATATATTTTCGTTTGCATCAATTACTTTTTCTATTTTAATAAAATTTGTACTATTAACACTAACAATTGGATTTGGTTTAAATTCACCTAAATTAAATGTTTGTGTATATCTCGTTGCACTTATTGCCGTTATAGTTTTTGTTACCAAATATAATAGTACATTTCCTGTTGTATTTTCAGTTTGAAATATTGTAATTTCTCTATTATATGGGTCTGCAAAATCAACTACATCTGTTGTTATAAATTGCAAAGTCGGAAATGATTTAGAATTAACAACCATTCCTTCGTTTATTTTTAAATAATATCTATCATCGGGTTCTCCATTCAATGCTGGTATTGTTTGATATAAAGTTAAAGTAGTAGTTGCCGGCGATGAAATTTTTGGTTTATATCCTAAGTTTTGTGCTAATTGATAAATATTATTTTTATTACCCGCTAAGTTAATAAACGATTCTTTTAATTGAGCATCGGTGTAATATGATAACACATCACCTACATATGAAGCCTGTTCGATAAACATCATACCAGGTGATGCTTCACTAAAATCATTATATGTACTACTAAAGTATGTTTTACTAAATTCTATTAATGCTTGTCTTAAGGAAGTAAAATCTCTATTGGTATATTTTATATCCTTTTTATTTGTTGACCAGCTTTTATCTATTGGATTAAGAGCCATATTATATTACTATGTTTAATTGTTCTAATGTTGTTGAATTTGAATATTTCAAACTATATTTTAATTCTAAATCAATTCTATTGGTATCTTTTAATGAATTAGAAATATCATATACAATACTTTCAACATTAACATATGGCATCCATCTATTAATTGCTTCAGTAATTCTTGTTTCTAATATAGTATCTAAATCAGATGTAATTGGTTCAAATAAAACTTTTCTTAAATCAGCTCCAAAATCGGGTTCCATTAATCTTTCACCTTTGTTAGTTAGTATTAAAGATTTAATATTAGTTTTAATTTGTTCTTTAGTTGTATAAGACACATCAAAATAACCATTGTTTCCTTTGGTGAGTGGTAATGTAATACCTACACTTTTATCTTGTTCATCAATTACAAATTTCTTTTCTAATACTATTGCCACTTAGGTTACCCCTTATTGAATTTTTTTACTAATTGAGAATAATCTCTAGTCATTGCTTTCATAACTGATTGTGCCGCTTCCGGATTTCTTCTCGCAGCCATTGCCATCTTATGTTCTAATGGAATACCACCTTCCTCTTGTCCTTGTAAATAAGAACCATATTCAGATTGAGTTCCACCCATCGATGGTTCAGGTTGTGAATATTCTCTAAAATTATCTCCATATCCTAAATCAGCCGGTGAAATCATAGGCCTTGCTGCTTGTGGTTTTTGTCCGTATTGGATTGTACCATAGCTACCATCATCTTTTGATTTAAATTCGTAACTTTCGTTCACTTGTTTTTTAGGTGTTTGAATTTGTTCATTTAACACTTCGTGAACAGCATTTCGTATTTCTTCTTTAAGAGTTTTTTTAATATCTTCTCTTAATACTTTTACTAATGCTTTGATTAATTGTGTTTGGTCCATAAACTTGGTTTTTACTATATATAATTATTTGTTATTTCTTTTTTGGGATAATAAATCCATTAATTGATGCTAATCGTGGGTTCTTTAAGAATACACCTACACCATCTCTATTAAACCCGCCACCGGTAGTGTTTCCTTCTATTGATGTAATCCTACCTTGTACATTTGGTTTAGGGTCTGTTACTATACCAATGTGATGTGGATGTCCCACACCGTTTGCATAAATAATTGCTGCACCAATAACCGGAGTTGATGACCATAATCCATTTTTAATTGCCCACGCTTTCCATGCTGCACATCCCGCTGAGTTTGGTGATTTTGCTCCCGCTTGTTTAAACCACCAACTAACCGCCGCCGCACACCAAAACGCTGGACTATTAATACCCGTACCATTTAAATAAGCGGTAACATGTCCACCATAGTTAGATTTAGGTGGCGTCTCCATTACTGGAATAGAAGCAGCTGCTTTAGCATATGCTACAATTCTTTTACCCACATCATCATCTTTTGTAGATTGTTGTATATTATTTAATGCAGAAGGGTCTACTCCTTTTGAAATATTCATACCCGTTGCTAGCTTTTCGGTAGCCAATGCTTTCATTTCTTTAGCTGTTTCTATAATTCTAGTAGCTGGGCCTCCATAGTATTCTTCTTGGTCTTCTAATGGAATTTCTGATTTATTATTTTTTTCTTTCTCAGCAATTGGTGTATATTTTTCTATAACCGCATCGGCTTGTTTAATATCTTCTTTAGCCCCGGCTTCTTCTTCTTTTGTTAATTTAAAATCTGCATTATTAAATTCAAATAATGGTGCTGCTTTTTTAGAATTAGATTGACCAGGTGGTACACTATACACACTCCAATTGATAATGGCAGGTCCAATTGGCATCGGAGGAATGTATTGTGATATCGTATAACAAACTCCTTGAATGGTCTGCAAATGTAATTTAGCTAATATAATAAAATTATCTAAAAAAATATTAACATCTTTTATTGGTGGTGTAAACCCTCCACCAAATTTACCAGGAGTAGTAACTAAATTATCTGTTATTGTTAAATTTAATATTGTACCTATTGCCGGTATTATTGGTGTATTTGTTTTTTGTAAAGTGGCACCCGTCCAATATCCAATAACTGCTGTACCTAATAATTTTAAATATGAATTATAAAATGTAGGAGTTTTTGCAACCAATGCCACATTACCGGTATTGATAAGAAGTTGTTGCATTAATTCTTTATTGCCCTTTAAAACAGTATTTCCCGTTGTTGCATCTTTACCACGTTTCATTGCCTCATCGTATTTTTTAGTAAAGAAAATAGCAAATTCATCGGCAGTTTTCCAACTAGCTAATTTCATTTTATCACCTACTTCATCTTTAAATTGAGACCAAGACATTATATTAAATAATTAGTTTTAGATAATGCGGTTTTTAAGTTATTTTTAACTTGATTAAATGGCGCTTTATTTATGGGTCCTGGCGCCGAAGGACCCGATGGGGTTGCAATTGTCATTGCATTTATTGCATCTATTAATTGTGTTAACAAATCAACTAAGGTATTGCCTAATAACATTTGTTCAGTTGCACTATTATTTCCTGCATATATTTTACCATTCTCAATTGTTAATATAATATTTTTACTACCTTTTGTTTTTAATTCTATATTACCATTTTGAGAAATAAGATTAAATCCTTTTTCAGTATCTATGGTTACTATATCATCAGTAAAGATACTAAAATTTTTCTTACTAAACAAAAACGTTTCTGCTGTTTTTGATGAAAGAATTATTCTACCACTATTAACAACTAATTGTTCACCTTTCAAATCATCTGATGTTGGGTACTTACTAATTGCTTCTTTGTTAACTTTTATAGTAGTTGAATCATATAATGTACTATATTCGCCCGCGGTAATTTGTATTGAAGTTCCATCTTTATTTATATCTTCAATTGTTGTTCCAAATACTTTATTATTTTGTTGTGAATCTGAATTTTCTCCGTTACGAATTAATATAGCTGGATATTGTTTACCATTTGTTTTATCACTATGTATATACCCACTAAATCTAATACTATTACCAGACTTACCTTGTATAATAGTATCACCCTCATTTGGTTTTAATTGATGGAGTTTAATATTTCTTTTATAGTATTTTCCTTGAAATCCTTTTTTTGTTTTTGATTTAGTATTAGATGGTGTATCGCTATTTGGAATACCGGTTTGTGATGTTTCTTTATAAGTTGCCGTTCCACCCCCGGTAGTTGATTCATCTGCAACTTTTACGGTTGTTCGTAAAATATTAATATTAGTATTAAATCCTGTGGTATTTTGAAATGATATTGGTGTATAAAAATTCTTACCATTTATAGTTTGAATATAAACGGTTTCATTTTTAACAGGTAATGTAAAATTGTATCTATTTAATGGAAATGCAACAGGTAGGTTTTCTTCTTTTGTTTCACTACTTTCCGGTAATCTATATTTTATAGCACCATAATATGCACCATCTTTTTCTTCGTAATCTGATGTGTTTGCAACTTCTTCAAATCCTTTATCAATATCTGCTGTTTTTTCTACTAAATCATCTATTTCTAAAAATACAAAATTAACAATACCAAGTTGTGCGGCTTCTGCTTTTGTAGATTGTGCACCAGGTGTGCTACTTGCACCGGTATTGGTTTGTCCAAATTGTGCCATTTTATTTACCTATGCTTTCTTTTAATGATTCAATTTCAAATTCTAAATCTTCAATCTTATCGTCTGTACTTTGTGTGATTTCTTTTGCCACCACATCCATTTCTTCTAACAATGCCTTTTTATCATCTTCACTTAACCAACCTTCATCGCCTGTTTTCTTAGTGTTTGCTAATACTAACTTTTGTGCTATATTTGCAATCTTAATTAGATGGTCATCATTGGTTATACTTGCTTCAATTAATTGTGTAATGATTGGGCCGATGGTAATTACATCTGTTGGTTTTGTAACTAACTTTCTCATTTCTTCTATTAATGATGAAATGTTTTTCTTTTTACTTTGTTGATTATCGTAAATATCACTTAAGATATCACTAAATGTTTTTCCCTTAAATAAAGGAAAATTCATGTCTACATTTGCCATAAATCTTTTTTATAAATATTGAGTATTTAAAAACTTACTTACTAATCAAATAGTTACCCAATACTAAATAATCCATTTCACATGAGTAAAATGTTTTTATAGCTGTTTCAGGGTCTAATACCATTGTTTGACCTCTAAGATTGAATGAGGTATTGAGTAAGATAGGATAACCACTTAACTTTTCAAATTTCTTAAGTAGTGTAAAGATATGTGGATTAAAAGTAGAACGAACTGTCTGAACTCTTGCAGTTTCATCGGCGTGGGTAATAGATGGTAATCCTGCAATAAATTTATCTTTAACTTTAAATACTTGATTCATATACGGAACTTCTTGTCCTAACATCTC